TAGGCTCCAATCTCTTTTTTATGAGTTAATTGAAAAGTTCCGGACGTCCAATTTATTTTTAGGTTCATTAAATCAATTCCGTCGTATTCGAAAGTATCAATTACAGTATGCGGAAATGTTATGCGGAGTGACTTAATATTGGGTACACAGTATATATTGTCGACGACTATTACCCGATTTGAGTTTTTTATTCGATCATATACCAACTCTAATCGATTAGGTAGAAAAAAGTCATCGCTGTCTAGATATGTTATGTATTCGAATTTAGCGTTATTTATCGCCTCTTGTCGATAGGATCCAGGAAAGATTCCCTTTCTAGCCTTTGGCTTTTTAATTAGTTGAATGTTATCCACATCTTTATAATTCATATCATAAAGGTTGTTCGTCTTTTCGCAGCCATCACTCACAATCACTAGCTCACTATTTTGAGATCCTATTGTTTGGTTTATGAATGAATCAACAGCCCTGATAAACTTTTGCTCAGGGTTACTTCTAGCACCTGGATAGTCTCCAAGATATGAAATCATTATCGTACTAATCATAGGGTATATATCAAGAAAAAGGGTCCCATTGCTGGGACCCTTTTAATATATTAAATTCTAGATGTTAGAATTATAGAGCAACGTTTAGTACGTCAAACTTCTGGTATTGTGTCTCTGGGTGGAAACCTGCTTTTACTAGAGCGAATCTAGATTTAACAGCAACCTTAGGAGCCATAGTACCTTCAGCGATAGTCTGTACTGATTCAGCCATTAGGTAAGGCATGAATACTAGACCTGCACCGTTACCATCACCTTTTCTACCAACTAGTACTTCGTGTACTTCGTTAGAAGATGCATCAGTTACACCGTCAAAAGAAAGTCTTGGGTCAGTGTAGATGTTAATTCCAGCTACAGAACCTACTGGGTAGATTGCTCCTGCAACTTGTGAAATTGTGTTAGAGAATGGGTTAGGTACGAAACCTGCAACACCTTGTAGTGCTGAAGCAACTTTTGCATCAACTACAGCAAAGTTACCAGCTCCTCTACGTCCTCTGTTTGCGATCAAGTTCGCAGCAGCAAGAATGTGTGTAAGGATTCTTCTGTTAACATCACCATAAGTGTTACCACCTAGTGTGTAATCTAAGTTAAGTGCAGAAATTCCGCTTTCAGCCATATCTCTCATTGTTCCTAAGATGTATGAGTTAATAGACTGAGTTAATTCGTTAGTCAATACAGCTTCAACTTGTGCAACTGCGTCTACTCCGAACTGCTTAAGATCCTGTACTTGCTCTCTTGTTACGGCAGCAGCAACTTGGAAAGTTTCAGCTTCAACCGCTTTAGAGAATAAAGAAAGACCCATTACTTTGTCTGGAGTTCTTTCACCAGCTTCTCTTGAGTAAGGCTTAGCGTCTAATAGGTTACCGTCAGCGTTCTCAACACCAGAGAATCCTGGGATGTGATCGTTAAGTGCAGCAACTAATTCAGCGTCAGCATATCTATCAGTAATAACTGTTTCTGCTGGAGTTGCAGTTCCGTCCAATGCGTCAACAATCTTGATGATGTTAGCACCATCTAAACGAGAAGTACCAACAACTACGTCAGTACCTGCAGCAGCTGCTGTAGTTTTGATGTAAGTTGGAGTAACTGCGTTATCAGTTCTACCACCTTCGTATACGAAATCCAAGTAAGAAAGTAATCCCATTGGACCAGCCATAGGAATTACCGGTACTAGATCAAGACCGATAGTTTGTGCAGCAACTTGCATTGCCAATGGAAGAAGTGTTGGAGCTTTGTCTCCTGAACCTCTTTGATCAGCGAATGAGTTCGCCATGTTTGGAAGAGTTACAGCACCCATACCGCCTAGATTCATTGTTGGATCTAGAGACATGATGTTTGCATCTTCATAAAGTTTGTGATTGTGGCAGTAAGTTGACATCCAAGCCAATTTGTTTGCATCTTTGATACCTGTAGATTCCTCAATTACCGGAGCCCAAGTACTTCTGATTTCTGCCTCATTAATTAATGTAGCCATTATTTTAAAGTTTTATTTTTGTTTATATTTAGTTTCGACTTACATTGGGTTTTCTGCTTCTTTCACCCTCTTGTCGAATAGTTTGTTAATTATATATCTTTTTTAGATTCTATTATTTATTGAATCTTTTCTTTAGTTCAGCACCATATCCAGTTGCATCGTATCCAAGACCTTTAGGAGCTTCAACTTTAGACTCGTTAATAGCCTCTAGTTTTTCCATCTTTGATGTACTTTCTCTAAGATCTCTTGTTTCCCAAAAGTTTCTAACTTGATACTCTGTGTTTAGTGTAAAGTATTTAGATTGCGCTGCGATTTGAGTTTTCTTACCTTCAGAAAGAGCTTCCCAAGTTTCTTTGTACTCAGTTGGCATTGCTTCAATAAAGAATGGAGCTGCGTTTTTGTTTTCTACGATTAGGTTTGCAGATTCGATAATTGATTCAATTTGACCCTCAGTCATAAATCCTCTTTTTGATACTGCTCTTCTAACCTCAATCTTAGCATCTTCATTTAGAGAGTTATATTTCTCCTGTACTTTAGTAGATACGATTTTAAAGAATGTTGGGTTTTCATTTTCTTTCTTAGTTGCAGTTTCTACAAGGTTTGAAAGTTTATTAGAAATTTCAGTCTTATAAGATTCTACTGGTGAAATTTCTTCTTCAGCTGCTCCGTCTACTCCAGATTCTAGTTCTTTTTCTAGTTCTTCAGAATCATCTTCAGCACGGTCTGCTGCTTTATCATATTCTTTACCATCAGCATCAACAACTTCTGGAGTCTTATCTTCTAGCTCATTGTCTAGTTCAGTAGGCTCTTCACCAATTACGTCTTCAGTTTCAACTACTAGATTTTCGTTAATAGACTCTGCAATATATTCAGCGTATTCAGAAACTGATTGTAAATTTTCTTTTAGATAGTTAGTGTATTCTACTAGTTTCTCAGCAGATACTGTATTTTCATTATGAGCTTCTGCTAAATAGTTAGCGTATTCTTTAACATTAGAAATACTTTCTGCAAGGTGCTCAGAATACTGGATTCCTTGATCTGCCTTTTCAGCAACATGTTCAGTGTATTGAATATTATGATCTAATTTCTCAGCTAGAGATTCAGAGTATTGAATACCTTGATCTGCCTTTTCAGCAACATGCTCAGTGTATTGAATGTTTTGATCTAATTTCTTAGCCATATATTCAACGTATTCTTTAATACCTACTACGCTTTCAACAATATGATCGTTGTGTAGTTTAATGTTATTAATTTCAGATACTTCACTAGAATCTGATTTATTTTCGATTGTTTCTTTAAGTGACTTAATCTCTTTTGCAAGATACTCAGTATACTTGTTAAAGTCATTCGCTTGTACAAAATCTGCCATTTCTTGATTTTCTATGATTTGTGTTTGTTTGTTTGTTGTATTATTTATCTCATAAATATAGAGACCATTGTCGTTAGAGAATCCAAATGATTCATTGACTCTCGTAAGCTCTGCGTTTTCAAATCCAGGATCAGCTACTAAGTCATAAGTAAAAAGTTGCTTAATCTTTACAGTTCCATTAGATTCTACAGCACCTGCTGCTCTACTTGAAATTTGAAGAGGTACTCCAGCATCTACTAGTGCTTTTGCCTGTTTACCAGCATCCGTATCTAATAGTCTAATTTTACCACGTACTTGCTTTTTATCTCCGTCGTAATAAAGTTCTTCGATTACGTGAGATACGTTCTTTAAAGAAATATCAAACTGCGAAGGATGATCTAGTTCTCCAAGTAATTTACCTGATTTTATCTTTTGTTGTAATGCTTCAATTTGGGGTACATATTCTGATTCAGTATAGATTCGTTGATTTTTATTTTTAACGTCTATTTCACCAAATATTCCCTCTAAAACATAATCTTTCTTTTTGTCGTCAGATACCGATAGCGCGCTCGAAGACATCTCAACGATCAACAGATTATTTTTATTTTCCATATTTTTAGATTTTATTATTTTTTTATATATCTTTTTTTTGAGAGTATTTTTATAATCTTATAATCCTGCCAACGGATCTTCTTCTTCGGAGCCTTCAGCTTCGCGTTCAGCTTCTGCCTCTAGTTCTTTTTTCTCAGTAGAATGCTCTTGCCAGAACTTTTTAAGAGTTGCCATTTCGCCAGCCTTAAATGCGTTTTCACCATACTTTCCATAAAAGAATTCCTCTAATTCTTTTTCACTTTCAGTATTTAAAATAGCACCAACGGCCTCTGCTGAGCTTATAACCCTGCCGTCTTCTAATTTAATATCGTCAATTACGACATCAGATTCTTCACTAGGTGACATCGCGTCCTCTTTAATGAATTGCTCGAATAGTTTGATATATTTCATGTTTTATATATTGTATTTATTTAGAAGCCCATTCCATCTTCTGCTGGTTCTTCGCCAGCATCATCCGCAGCATCTTTTGCTTTAGCCGCTGCGTTTGCTGTAATGTCATCGTCTTTTAATTTAAGGTATCTCTTAACAAGATAGTCTAATGAGAAGTAATATTCTTCTTCCATTGTTTCTTGGTTAGTCGTCATTAAACTGTCTCTCATATTGCCGATAAAGTCTAGTCTCTTCTCCATGATTTCCATGTCCTTTAACTCGGCAAATACATTTTCTTCATTAAATCTAAGAGCTACTTGAGTTTTGAATTGAGGATCGTTCTCGAATTCAGGGTATTTTAAACACATTTGAATATAAAGCGGCTTAACAAGCGCTTCCTGGAATACCGAACGCAACCTCTTAATGAACTTAGAGAATTTAATCTCATCTCTAATCATTCCATCGGCTGCCATATTAAAGTCTCCGCCACCGTCTTCATATAGGAAACGTGAATATGGTATCTTTGAAACCTGCTTTAACTTATCACTAAAGTATTTTAGAGCTTCAGTGTCTGATAGGTCTGGTCCATCTCCACCAAGTGTTTCAATTTCAGGACTCTCTCCCTCTTTTGAAGGTAACCAGTACTCTTTGTTGAATGCCAACATTGGTTTACCATCAGTTGAAAGTGAAGCGCTATCCCAGTCAAAATCAACGTTCTCTTTATATGAATGCATTAGTTGAGCAAGGGATTGTTTTGCTCTAGTTTTAGATTTACCACCAACTGGGATAATAAATTTCATTCTAAAACTTGAGTTAGTTGTTGCCCAAATAACTCTTGTATGTTCCATAATCCTTAATAGGTTAAAAGAACGTACTAGTCTTTCAATATATGAAACTCTTGATGATGTTGTAATTGACGAATATGATAGGTAAATTATCTGAGAATCATATAACTTTCTTTGCTTAATTGGATCATCTTTATATTGTACCCAAACTTTCTTACCGTCGTCGTTATTATATCCAGGTATCAGGGTTACTGGGTCTAGTTCTTTAAATCCAATGATAGTTTTTTGATCTGGTGAATAAACGATTTCAAATGCTAAATAACCATCAATTAAGAATTTTCTATAATAATACCATGCCGATTGGTCTTGTGTGAATCCAAAATATTGGTAAATTTGCTTAAAATATTTTTGAAGGTCTTTCTCAACATTTTCAGAAACGTCCATTCCTAAAATTTCAGGTTGACAAAAGAAGTTTTTATCATCATATACTATAGTCTCATCACAAAGTATATCTAAAATGTCCTCAATTTCGTCATTGAGTGCAAATCTTCTTAGGTCATCTCTTTTACCAGTATAGTCCTTATCAAAAAATGGAATGTTTTTCTTTAGGTTGGTATCGGTCATTGACATTGCGGCGAATGCTCCGTAGATGTCATCGTTATCATATCCTAGTGGATTGATTTGACCATATCCTATCGCGTCCTCCATTGGACCAATCGCCTGTGATTGTCTTAATACTAGGTCATCGTATCTCATACCAAACGACGATAGCTGTTTCAATGAATTTGAAAGGCTAAATGCTCGCTTGTTGGTACTTAATGGACCATTTCTATCTGTAAATCCTGCCATGTTAACTTATTATTGTAATCTAGTTAGTTATATATCTTATTTCTTGAGGTGTTGTTTAAACCTCTTCTTCATTTCATTTAGCGTAATCCCCTCAAGGTCTACAAAATCACAAAGTGCTATCTTTGCCCAGTTTTCATATGAGACTACCGCTTGTTTAGTTTTAAGATTTGGTATATATTGTCTAATTGCAAAATCATAACCATATCTTTTAAGGTATTGTATCGCTCCTTTATATGTAAAATTAAGAGGTCTTTGCATCTCTGCGTTCTTTGCTTTAGCACCGGTTGAATTACTTTTAATCTGTCCGGAAAGCTGCTCATATATCATGTCTAGCATTTCTTCTTTAACTTGAATTGGCAGCAAGTTTAGGTTAATACCAACATCATTTCTATCGTGTCGATCGAGTGCCAATACTACTGGGTGTTTGTCCCACCATTCAAGGGTCTCTAGTGTTTTTGGTTTTTTATATTCAAATACGTAAATTTTACCAGGTTCGAACCTACTACCAATTGAGTGAACCTCTTTATTAGCCCTCTTCTTATTAGTTTCGGTAAACCAGTCTTCAGCTTCTTTTCTGGCCCTGCTCTTGCTGCCAGCCTCCTTGCTTAGTTTACGTATATCTTTTTTAATTTTACCCATTATTTAAGTGACTTTTCGGTAAGGACTATAAATCTCCAGCCCCTATCTTCTGCCCATTTCTTAGCATATTTGTATTTATCTCTGTTAATTACAAACTGCTCTGCTAGAAATTTATATGATTTAAGCGCCTTTTTTGAGTTTACATCAGGTGGCTTGGGTTTTTTGATTTGTTCTGATGGTTTAATCTCAATTAAAAATTCTTCGTACTTGCCGTTACCCTTATCAACTTTCATATAAAAGTCTGGATAGTACTTTCTCTCTTTAGAATCAAGAGTCGACCAATACTTAATCACGACTGGTTCACTAGACCACCCTATTACATCATCTCTATTATCACACATAATCATAAACTTACGTTCCCATGATGACCTGTAGATGATAGGAGGGTTTCCTAAGTACTTTTCAGGATAGGTTGGGTTATAATACCCTTGGCTAAATCCTGAGTTTTTTGTCGGTTTAACATTCTTAATTGACATCTAGATATTAAACAATCCACCCGATTCTCCATCAGATCCTCTTCCAGAGCTGCCTTTATCAAGGCTTAGGGTTGATTTATATTTTTGAGGGTGGATTTTGTTCCATCCTTTAGCATATCCTCTTTTCGCGATTTCTGTGAAATATGCAAAAGCGTTTGTGTATTCTGGGTTAAAGTTTCTCCAGTATTTTAAAAGGTCAAGCAGTGCAAATTGTAGACAGTCGTTTCTGTCATCTTCGCTAACGTATGTCAGTTTTCTAATTGACCTTTCAGCCAAAAGAACTATCATCTTTTCTGCTGTTGGCGTTAGTTTGTCTTGATTTTTAGATTCAACTATCGCTTCATAAAAATCTTTATTATTGAGGTAATTCTTTTTTCTAGCCACTGTGTTTATGTTTGTTTAGCTATTATATAAAAAAAGGGCTAATTGTTTCCAATCAGCCCTTCAATGTTATTTATTGATTTGTAGTTAATTATATTGAGTCTCTAGGACTAAGATCTACTAGATTCTTAGCTATTTTTCTAAGTTCTCCATTGTGTGATATGGTAACTAAATCATCAGATGACGACGTTGTATAGTCTAAGGCATCTACTGATACTTCGGTACCCTGTACTAGATCGTCGCTATCTCTTCTAAGTGTCGCCCTTGTATAACCATCACTCTTTGTTAATTCATCAGATTCTAATACCTGAGCCACATGTTCTAACTTTAAGATTTCTGAGTTAATTAATGAATCAGCCTCTTTAATTTCAGGAATGTTTTTATTAGCATCTGCTAGTACATTTCTCTGGTCTTTTAAGAATGCAACCATTTCATAAGTTTCTTGTAATCTAGCATCAATCTTAACTTTCAAAGAATTTTGAGATTCAATTACTTCTGTAAATAGATCTGAGATGTCTTCTCCAGTAGTTTCTGCAATATAGTCTATTGTTCCAATTGCTGAAAGTTCTTCTAGTTTGGTAATTTTAGCCTCTTTATTGTTTCGGTAAATAAATGCCTTTTCGTTTGCTTTAATCACGGTTGTTGTAACTCCCTCTTCTGTGATTTCTACTACATTTTCTGCAGTATTAAATGCATTAAAGTTTTTTGCAGCAAATTCAAATTTAGATAGGATTGGCTTATGTGCATATTCAATTAAACCGGATGCAAATGCTCCCTCAGTTAAAGAATCCATTGCTACCTCTCTATTATTAATAAACAGCTTGTTTGATTCAGCAACATATCTATAAAGTACGTGTGATGCTGCTGGTTTAATTGCGCTAATCTGTGATTTTAATTCACTAACGATTACTTTAGCTTCATTTACTTCTGTTATTTTACCAGCACTTCTATGCTCAGTAATTAGCTCGTTAACATCATTAATTTTTGATTGAATCTCCTCAATTTTATTAAAAGCCTCGATTGAAGCATTTCTTTGTTCTTCTTGAAAGTCAATGCTGTTTACAGACTCAGTAATTTTACTAACTGATTTTGATCTTAGGTCGTAGTAAAAATAGAGTCCCTCAGAAGAAACGTTAAAGTTTTCTAATGCATATTCCAGTGCTTTAAGATCGCTATTTGGATTTAATATTTCAATTTTGTCTTCATATACATTAAAGAATGTTCCAGCGGAATAGAGTACTTTAGAATCTCCATTGTTTTCGAAACAAACAGTATAGATGTTTTTTGTTAGTTTTGCCATTATATTGTTTTCTAATTTTGTTTATATATCATTGTTTTATTCAGTAAACGGTAATGTAGTTCCTGGATCAGTTCTTGGGTTGCTGTCTCCCTCTCCAATTCCAGGTCCACTAGTAGCCATTCCGACACTAGACAGTCTGTTTCCAGCGTGCCTTGCTGTTTCAAAGTCGAACGCCGGTAGGAATGAATTAATCTCAAGAGAGAAGTCAATTTTAAAGTGTTCTTTTTCATCGAAACCAAATTCAATTGGTCTCTCAAGTGAATAGTCATCAGGTACCATGTATTGTGAGGAGACTCGATAGGTTCCCTCTTCTAAATGTCCAACCTCTACATTATAATAATTAGACTTGTACATTTTTTTAATAATAGCCTCAGCTACTTTAAACAGGTCTAATTGACTTGATAGTAATATCGTTACGTCAATTCCAATAACTATTGGTATCATGTTAAACTCGGCGACATAGGACTGCATTATTCCATTTTCATCTAGAATTGAATAGTTTCCAAGATTTCTTTTGTTTACCAGTTTAGAAGGGTCAACACTCATTGATGTCATATTAACGACTCCTCTTGGAACTTGATCGTAGTTTCCATCTGCTTTGTCCGGAGTAGGTGCACAGTTTATGCCATTTACCGTAGAGAATAAAAAGTTATCTCTCAAAAAGTTTTCATCTCCCGTTAACGAATAATAGAACGGAAGATCGATTTCGGACCTTTCATCGTTTGACAACTGCCTATGAAAACTAAGTTTATTGTTTAAATCCGACAAAAGTCCGACAATTACATGTCGGACTACACTGTCATCTTTATTAAATTTTTGGTTATATGTTGCCATACCTTATATATCATTATTCTATTCTCTCGATTTCAAATTTCGAGAATCCATTCTCCCTGAATATTTGCAGTTTTTTATCAAATATTTCATGTGGTAGAACTGAGTGGTTTATCACAAATGTATTTATCTTATTTTCCTTGATCACTTGTGCTAATATTTTTAAGATATTATAGACTCCATCATTATCGACCGAACTTAATAACTCATCTAAAAATAGTAGATTTAATTGCGGAAACCTTAACTTTAGTATCTTAATGATTGCGATAATAACGATAAAATCAGCCTTTTTACGTTCTCCTGTAGAAAGTGTCATTGGGTTGATTTCTTCTCCTAAGTGATTAATAACACAATTGAATTTTTCATCAAATCTAATATGGAACTGTAAGTGCATAGTTGCAGCCATTGCTGCAATGTTAGTATTTAGTCCAGGTAGAATAGTTTTAACCGCTAAGTTCTTAACCCCATCCTCTCCTAGAATGTCCTCTACCATTTCCATAAATTGATAGTCATTTGATAGCTTACTAGACTCTGTTGATTTAGCCTCTTCTTTTGCCTCAAAGTCTTCTATTAGTTTCTGAAGATGTTCAAACTGGTCTCCGGTAGATGTATCTTTAATCTTAATTAGTTCTGATTTTAAAGACTGCATTTTATACTTAATGTCGGTTACTTCAGAGTCAAGCCTTTTCTTTTCTTTAGAAAGCTCGTCTACCCTACTCTTAGCAGATTCCATTGCTGTCTTTTGAATCTTTATTTGAGCAGCACTTGTGTTTAATTGCTCAGTAAAGTTATCTAATTTCTGTACGTGCCATTCACTATCTAGCCGGGTTTCACAAGTTGGACAATTACCACTGTTATATAGGTCTACCTTCTTCTTTAAGTATTCCATATCATGCTTAATGGTTCCTGCAGTAGTTCTTGCAGTGTCATACTCTTCGTTGAATTTACCGATAGTTTTTGTTACACTCTCTTTGTCTATTTTTAACTTTGCAGCATCTTCATTTAGGCTAATCAATTTACTCTTCAGGTCTTTAATCTTTTCCTTGTTTTTCTGTGAAGATTCTTCTAAAAGAGTATTTAATTTTTGTCTAACTGAAGAAATAGACTCCATTATTTGACTAAGTTCTGACTCATAGCTTGCGATATCATTCTTAATTATCTTTCGAGCCTCTTTAATTTGCGACTGCATATCATTTAGCACTGAGAATCCAAACATTTTGTCAATGATTTGTTTCTTATCCCCATTACTCATCGTTAAAAAAGACTTAAAATCATTAATCGACAAGATAATAATGTTCTTAAATACATGGTATGGTATGCCGAATACCTCTTCTTCAAGGTAATCTTGAACACTCTTTTTACCTGCCTTGTCGAATTCGACTCCATTTAATTTTACTCCAAATACATTTGGCGCTAATCCTCTCTCAATTTCAACATCTATGGTACCGCATCTTAATTTGATTTGTACCCATAGCTCTCCATTAATTCTATTCGGCAAGTCTCCAAGCTTTACGCCTTCAACCTTACCATAGAGTGCATATATAATGGCGTTTGCGATGGTAGTCTTACCATCGCCATTCTTTCCTAGTGTTAGGAATAATTCCGAAAATTCTTCATCAAATTCTATCTTTTGAACTTGATTTCCATAACTTGCAAAATTTTTAAATGCTATTGAATCTATTCTCATCTCTCTATATCGTGGCTATATGCACAAAGATCATGCAATTGTTTTAGTTTATTCTTGAGCTTTTGTTTCGTCTCATCGTCATAATTAAGATTGTCGACATAAGAATTACAAAGATTTAATACGTTGTAGTTCTTATAGATTTCGTCATCTAGGTCATGAAAGTCCTTATCAATAATGTCATCTTCTTGGTAAATGTTAGGTTCTAGTTTCCGACCAACGTTCTGTATTTTGTTAATTAGAGAACTTAATGAATGTGAAGTTGCTATTTTACTAGGAACATATAGGTCAATAAAGTTATTTCTAATCTGTTGTTTAAATTCACCGAGAGTTATGTCGAACAACTTGGTTATATTAAACTTAAGAAACTTTGGTGATATGTCATTCGGAAAGAAAGTCTCCTCCATTGTCTCTAAATCAACCAGGTCAAACCCCTTTTGGTTGTTGATGTCAGATCTAGTCAATTCATAGGGGGTTCCAACCATTAAGAGCTTTCCTTTTTCTTGTCGGTAATGAATATGTCCACTGTAAACTCTAGTGAATTTTGCGTATTCATTTGGTCTGGTTCCATGCTCGTTCTTAACCTTTGCATTCAAATAAATTCCACTAACTTCAGAGTGACAAAATACTATATTTGCGGTTGGATATTCAGCTAGTGTTTCAGTCTCATGTTTTGAGTCTCTTCTCCATGGCATTAGCAATACATTTCTACCGCTCCATTTTACCATTTTAGGTTCCTTATAGATCTGAACATTTGGGATCCATTTCAGAGAATCAATTGATGTTATGTCATTACTCTTCTTTGCCCAAATATCATGGTTACCACAAATAATATGAACTGGCAATATTTGACCTAGTCTCTCAAATAGGTCGACAGCATAGCTTAAAACTTTAATATTAATCGACTGTCTGTTATCAAACGTATCTCCTACCTGGACAAGTACATCTCCTGGTTTTACGTGCTTCTTAAGAGTAGGTATAAAATAACTCTCGAAGAATTCTTTTTGAATATCTAGCCATTCTTGCGAATTTGCTCTAACGCCAAAATGCAGATCTCCTAAGATCCACACCCTATTAGCGCCATTATTAAATGTTTTGCTATCAATCATATTAAAATAATTTTGATATGTTTTTTCTTTCTAGGATCCCTGTCTTTAGATCCAGCTCTCGTATTAGGTCTTCTTTATATATGTTAGATAATGAGTTATAGAATTTAGTTGGATTAACGTCAAAATAAATACATAATTCGCTGAACAAATCGATTCGACTGTAATTTTTTGTCATTTCGCCAATGATATAGCCATATACGTCATTTATTTCTACTTTCTTCAACTTAGTATTTCTACCATGATCGTCTATTTCGTTAAAAACTTTAAACCTAGAATTTGTTATAAGTTCATGAATTTCATTCGCGATTAGCGCATAGTGAATTTTATCCTCTTCTGGTCTATTGTCTTTCCATGATGGTTCAACCTCAAACGAGAAGTTGGGTATCATTTCAAAATCAGGTGATTCGAAGTTATTGTCAAATATTTTATCTCTTTTCATTATATTCCGTGTAAATTACTGTTTGTTATATTATCCGTCTCAATTAATCGCATATATTTCCAATTAATATTTAACTGACATTTAGTTCCTTTTCCTTCTCCATCTCTCATCTTTAGGATTTTAAGCCAATACTCATCATTTGCCCTCATTAAGTCATCTTGAATAATACCAAACATGACGTCAGCAGTATGTGAAAGTCCTGCGGATTCGGCGATGTCTCCCATTGAAATATCACTTGAATTATAACCACCTCTTGTAATTTGAGTTGCTGTTACGATCAAATAATCATGTCTTTGTCCCATTGCTCTTAAATCTTCCGCAATTTGCTTAATCTTTAAGTAAGTGTTTTCACTGTTTGGATTCCTGTAGTTTGCTAAAATGTTAATGTAATCAATCACGACAGCTCCAATCTTAATTTGATGTTCCTCTTCAAGCTGTGTTAAATAGGCATCAATATCAAGTACAGTTGCCTGTGATGTCGGCATCTGCTTAATAAATAGTTGACCAGGTGGAGTAAAACCATCGCCTACAGTTTCTAACCTTCTTTTAATACTGTCCTTATTCTTTGCCTTTTCTGCATAATCATTAATATCAATTGAAAGCAGGTTTGCACCAATTCTCTTAACAAATTTATGAGCTGCCATTTCTGCCGTAATCACAACAGTATTAACTCCCATCTTAACAAAGTTTGCG